TTAATCTGCTCTCACAAGTACGATTTTCAGACGCGTCGTATTTGCGGATCCTCCCACGATGTCCACGACCTTTGTCGTGCCGGAGATCGTACAAGTGGCGTAAAGCTGCTCCCCTTTTTTCAAGTGAAACGATCCACCTGCATGTCCAAATCCGGTGACCGGATTGATCCCATAGCGAAATGCTACCATCGCAGTGGACGGTCCTGCGACAATGGTGATGATGCCACTGGTCGCACCTGAAAAGTCGGCTAACTGAACGTTGACATCAACTTGATATTCCCCGGAGACGGGCGCCGTGAAGGTGCCATTGGATGCCAGTCCGCCGCCGAGGTTCAGTGTGATCGCAAGCGGATTAATCCCCGACGCGCTGCCATCACCGGTGATGTTAGACAACGTAGCCGAGGTGTACCCCTCGGATGAGGGAATGGCTTTAGCCGCACCGATGTTCCGAGTAACGACATTGCCCGCGTCAATTACCGTGTTGTTGCCAGTGTTATTATCCGCCCCCTGATCGAGAATGCCGCCGGATGTCATATTGACGTTTCCATATGCATCAATTCGGTTATCCGTGACATCGCATCCAGTCGTATTGTTCCTCAGGTTTACAGGTATCGCAGCTCCAGAAACGCCGTTGTCGCTCACTGTAGCGCGGCCAATCTTTGTTGTATCGGTGATAGAACCAACGACAATTCCATACGAGTTGTTTTGTCTTGAGACGCCATTTGCATCCGTCTCACCACTTATATGAATTCTGTTGCCTCTTGCTGCAGCATAATTGCAATTTAGGATGATCGAGACATATTGAAGGGCCGAATATAATTCCGCTTCTGATCGCAGGAAGAAGCAATCCTCGACGGAGGAAAAGTCCGAACCGTTCACACTATCCGCTCCTAAAGACACCCCAATCCTGGTGGTGTCGAAATGGACGCCTTTCGCAACATGGTATTGACCCGGCGACAAGGCGACAAATCCCTGCCGCATCGCCAATATCGAACCGCTGTTGATCCGGATAGCTTCAGTCGGACGACCTTCATTCTTAACTAGGATACCCAGTTCGCCCCAGGTGACATACGGATTGTTGAGGTCAACGGTGTTGCACCCATCAGAAAATTCAACCCCAACCTGAAGATCGTTGGCCGCAAGGGAGGAGCGCCCTCGTACATAAATAGAGTTGATGACACTACCGACTGCGCGCTTGATAACGCCGCCTTTACTCCACCCTTTGTTAGTTTCAACCCCGTACAGCCGCAAACGCTCGAAATGGAGAGACCTGACGAGATTATCAGCAATGTAGTCTGACCCGACAAAACGTAATCCGACGCCAACACCATCAGTTTCCGTGTAAAGCCCCAGCCCGTCGATACCAAACGTGTTGACGAAGCCAGAGGCTACAGCTGAGTTATCAATAACGAGCCCATCAGTTCCGCCCGAGAAGATAAGTCTTCCTGCTCCGGCGGCTCTCAGCGTTGCCATGTAGCCTGAAAGTGTCTTGCTCGACGCAAGCCGAACAGGAATATCAATAACGCCGTCAACGCCCTTGTCCTGTAGCTCTGCGAAGAACTGCGAAAATTTGGTATCCTCGTTTGTCCCATCTCCCAGGCAATAGAGGCTCACTTTCAGCGGGGAGCGAATAATTGTGACGACGGACGCAACCGTCGCTGCGGTAGCCGCCTGTGCGGCTTGCGATGCCGCGCCGATATTTGCAAGGGCCTGGTCTTTCTGAGTGCTTGTCAGGCTCTGTGCGGCGTCGTAGCGAACGCGGTTGCCAAGCGCTGTTGCCGTGGTCGCGGCAAAATTGGGGTCATTGCCCAGCGCCGCCGCCAGCTCGTTCAGCGTATCCATCGCAGCTGGAGAACTGTTCACGAGCGCGGTGATCGCGGCGGAAATGTCTGCTGGCGTGGCCTTCGCGGCCAACGCCGCAATCAGTCCCGTGACCGTCGACATCGGCTGCTCGCCGGTATGTGTCGTCCGATCCCGAAGCGCGGCGTCAGTGGCATTGGCCGTGGCGCCGTTGGCAATGCCGTTCAACTTCACCTTGTCAGCAGCAGTCATCAGCCCATTGTCAGCCGTCGTCGCCAGGTCCTCGGGCTGGACAGCGCTGTCTGCCTTGGCACCCTGCGCCGACGAAGCAAAAGCCGCTGCGTCCTCATCGGCCGCACTGCCCAGCTCCATGGCTTCGCGCAACGCTGTCTTCAGTACGCCGGTATCGCCAGCGAGGTCGTATAGAAATGCGTCCTTGCTCTGGACCTTGCTCATGCGGAAGCCTCCAGGGGCGTGTAGACATAGGCCCCGTTGCGATCGATCAGGTAAAGTTCGGTGGAACCGGTGCGCACGACCCAGCCCATGCCATCGGGCGGGCTTTCGGTTGGCGAGACAGGCGTCCAGGAATAGAGAGAGCCTAGCGAAACGCCGGGCCGGCCAAAATGCAGGGGCATGGCTCAATCGCCCTGCATTTCGACGCGCAGGCCGTCGGACCCATCAGGATAGCCATAGACGTCACAGGCTTCCGTGAAGCTCGCGGCATAAGGCTTCAACGCCGTCATGGTCATGAAGTGGAAACCCACATCAGCCGGCGCGCCATCCGGATCAGGCGCCACGGTGGGTGCAGTCGCCCCTGCCGAAACGCGACGAATATACAGCGTGCCGGTCTTGGGCAGGTTGACGAGAATGTTCAAAACGCCATCCGCAATCAGCGTCCATTGCGAGGCAGCACAGAGGACAGCACCGTCTTTCAGGGCCATGGGATATCCTTTCGCCGCCACTGATTGGCGGGTCCATCAAGGGTTAGAATGTTGGACGGCGTTACGCCGGCAGCGTCAGACTCTGCAGGCCGGTCAGCCCGGGGGCCGCTGGCTGTAGAGCTGCCGCTCGAACCGATCCTGCCGGTCGCGCAAATCGATCATCAGGTCGCGGGCACTATAGGTGTTGGCCTGCCCCTGTTTCAGTTCGTCGATCTGCTTCTGCATCTGTGCGCGCTGCTGGTCTTCGGACTGCCAGGCCCTCTCCAGCTCCGCGCGCGGCACCTGGTCCTTGCGGATAGTGTCGAGCTGCATGTTCACCTGGTTGAATTTGTCGATCAGGTCCGCACGGGAAACGACCCTGTTGTTTTCATAGGTCGCCTTGAAATCGGTGAAGGCGGCGACGGAAAGCGAGTTTGCAGTCGCTACGCGCAGATCCGTTTTCGTCTCGGCAACCGCTTCCTTGATCGGGCTGAGCGCCTGCGATCCGAGCGCAACGATGATCCCGAAACAGACCCCGGCCGCTGCCCAGATCACCGGCCACTGCGTCTTGCTGCTGCTGCGCAACTCGTTCGAGAGGGCGTTGATCGAGGATTGGACACTCTGGAAACCGGTGTTCATGTTCGACCGAAGATCGATGATATCCTTGCCTTGGTTCTCGACGCGCTCGCTCAGCCTCGCCCATGATGCCATCGGGTCGAACATATTGGTGCTGGCTGCCACGTCCTGCTCTCCTGTCGCCATCAGCCCCTAATTCCCCTGCAATGAATTGATCGTCGCCGCCTTGGCAGCATTCAAGGCCCAGCAATCCGCCAGAGCCTTCCTATCCTGGCCCCACAGCCGGTATTCATCATCCCGGTCGATACCGGCCGGGATGTATGTCACACTCTTGCAATCGGCCATTACGGCGGCCGATACGTTCGGCTTGCGGTCAGCGCTTGGTGGCGCCGATTGCGTTGAGAGCGTTTCGCACCCTCTCAGGGATAGCATCGCTGGCAGCAATGCAGGCAGCAACGCCAGGAGCACTCGATGTCGCATTCTTTTTTTTCCTTTCGTCCGCAAGCGCTGCTTCCAATCCAGCAACCTGCTCGACATGCGCGGCGATGGTGGTGATCAAGGCCGCATCGGCGGCGTTGATCTGCTTTTGCTGTGCCTCGACCTTGGCGATTTGCTTTAGATCAGCCCGGCGCTGCGCCTCGGCCCACTGCTGGCGGACTTCGACCCGACCCAATTCCTTTGCTGCATTGATCTTGCCGTCGACGATCTGCCAACCGACAAGCGGCACACGCAGACCTTCATAGCTGACGGCTGTTGCGCCCCACGCCAGCAGCGCGCCGACAATGAGGCCGATGACGATCGAGAGGCCGATCTTGATAGGGTCCGTAAGGCTACTGAACATTTGGCAGCCCACTGACGCAAAGCTCGGCTTCGCCAAGTCGCTGGGCATCGCCCATTTCCCGACGGATCACGAGGCCATTCACGACCTTGCCACCGGCCCGGTTCCAAGCCGTCTGCGCCTCGCATGCCTGACGGAACTTGCCCTGCGTAACCAGCCGCGCGGCAGTCGACCGGATTTGCCCTTCGGTTCCGAAATTGTAGGCTCCCGATATCATCGAGGCCTGGACACTATCCGGCGCTGTCAGGAAGCCTTTAACGCGCTTCGCGAGAGGCAGGTAATAATCGTAAAAGACGCGCTTCTTCAGCATGCTCTCGCATTGCTGCGGCGTGAAACTCATCCCTGCCCGGACAGGCTTGCCATCGACAACAGTCTCGCCATAACAGACGGTCCATACGCCGACGATATCCTGATAGGAGACGAGCCGAAGGCCCTCATACGGCTTGATCAGCCGATCGATCGCCATCTCCACGGCAGGTGGCGTCATCTGTTGTTCGACATAAGCCCGCTCGATCTGAGCGGGCGTCGTGGTCCCCGGCGAGAAGAATGCCACCCAGCCGCCGACAATAGCGGCCGCAAGGCTGGCGGCTACGGCGGCCTTTCCGCGCTTCGTTGCGGTGATCTTATTGATCGGCATTTTGATATCCTTTGGGAGGAGCGGAGAGGCTGCGCTGCGCGACCAGTCGCGCAATGGTGCTGGCCATGGTCGTGAGGCCGGAAAGGGCGGCAAATAGGCCTCGGGGAATGCTGACCCACTGGTCGATAATTGGCAGAGCGATCTCCATGCCAGCGAAAAAGCCGGCCAGGATGTTGAGCCGAATCGACCAAGCATGCTTCAGCAGCCGCCGCCATTCCGGGAGGAGGTCCATAATCGTTTCCTTATGTTCGTTAAAATCTAGCGGCTGTCCTGGCCGGCCTTGCCCTGCGGCTCACTCAGGCTGATCGAGGTGGTGTAACCAGACGAGCGGGAAAGCTCGTCCGTCACGCTCTTGATCGTGTAGGTTCCATCTACCCCCGCACGGAGGCCGGACAGAATGCATTTGCCGCCCGGCTGCGGCGTGGCGTCGCCGTTGATGACGATCGATCCCTCTGCCTTGTCGCGCGCCGCCTTCTTCGCACCTGCCTTCGCCCGCCGGCTGGCATGATCCTCCGACGAGGCGGAGAAACCGGATTGCAGATCTGCATCCACCGTGTCGCCGCTGGCATATTGCGCGGCCAGACGGGAGGCCTTGTCGAGATCGTAATAGGTCTCGACCTTCTGTTTGATGCGTGGCCGGTCCGTCACAGGAGCAAAGCCGGAGGCGGACAGAAGCATGCTCCGGGTGACGGTGAAGGCCGAAAGGTCAGCGCCCGTCACACCTTTGCCGTAGGGCACGAACACGGCGGACGTCCCGGAAATCCGAAAGATCGCCCCATGCTCTCGGGCCAACCGCTCTCCAAAGGCAATGAAGCTCTCCGCATCCATCGCCTCCCAGTCCAAACCCGTATCGGCGTAATCGGCATGGACCGAAACCGAGATGCCGGCGTCTTCACCCGCATCCTGGAGAACGGTTTTCAGAGGCTTGCCGTCCCAGTGCTTCTCCTTGCTCGCCTTCGCCTTGCCCTTCAGTGAGACCGACCGCGCGGTTACCGAGAGAACGGAACCGGCGCTGCGGCTGAGCGACCAGCTGGCGGTATCGACCTCCCCATCGAAGACGCGGATCGCCCCACCCTCGCGGCCAAGTTCGACATGAACCTTCTGCCCGGTCTCCGGCCAGCGCAGTGTGCCGCCGCGATCGTCCAGATCGAATTGCGCGGCATCCGCCGTCTTGTCGACACCCTTGGTGATGGAGGCCGAAAGCAGAACGGGCAGGAAGTTCTTCGTTACCACCCGCCCGTCGACCGAAACCAGAAAATGCGCCTTCGCCATCAGTCGAACAGCCCGGTTACCTTGCTATTGGTCGTATCGGTTGTGAGGGCATCCTTTACCGGCACGATCAGCACAGTGCCCCGTGGGATTTCAGCGCCCTTGCGAGCAAGATCCTGATTGAGCGACCAGACCTGTTCGCACGCACCGGATATCACCTCACGATAATGGCGGGCCAGGACGCCAGACAGGGTCAGCCCATCACGGGCAACGGTGATGGTTTCCGTCTCGCTCAAGACACCAGCTCCCATAAGGTCGAGAAATAGCTTTCACCGTCCGGCGCGTCGGCCTTCTTCAGTTCGATCTGCATTTCAAGCACCTGACCCACCCCCTTGGCGTTCAGATAGGTATGCCCTTCGGTGATCCGCGTGATCACAAACCAGCCCATCACCTCGCCATCGCCGCGCAGCACCAGCTGCGGCACCTGGTTTTTCAGCAGGGTTTGTAGCGTCTTCAGGTTTGATAACCCGCCGAGCTTGTCGGGAAACAGCCGACCGGCCAGCGTCATCTGCTCCGGCCCCTCGCCCATGGCTTCCAGCGGTGGACGCTCGCCAATGACAGGCTTGTCGACAAAATCCGCCGTCGTCTCGCGCGACACCCCATCAAGGTTGAACTTGAGATCGAAGGTCACGACACCGATTTGATAGAGCATCAGGGTTGATCCACGAACTGACCATTGGTCTGCTGTTGCAAGGCCTGCCCGGTGCTGCGCGGCATACCGCCGCCGGGATTGGCCATGAATGCCCCAAGGGCACCTGATATCCGCGACAGAAAGGCAGAGCCGATCGCGTTGCCGACAGCGCTGGCCTGGCTCTGCATGTTATCAGCCGCCGCCTTCCCCGCTGCGCCACCGCCCTCGACAATCTTTTCGGAAATCGCAGCCCCCACCTGAGGAAGCTTGTCCGGCCCGGCAAGAAAGCTGTCGAGCGACTGCTGCCGCGCCAGGTCGTCCGGATTGGTGACCGGCGCAGCCGCCGGCTTGCGAAAGTGATTATACTGGTTGCCGTAGACCGGGTGATTTTTGAAATCGTCCATGACGCTCGACTGCGTCCCAGCCCCAACGCGCGCTGTGGCATTCATATAGGCATCATTGACCTGAAACCACCAGGCATCCGGATTACGCGCACGGTAGGCGTCCTTATAGGTCTTCGCTTCCGTACGCCGCTGCTCTTCAGTCTTACCCTCCTGTGACTTCATCTGGTTGCGGGCAGATTCAATTGCCGAATTCAAATAGCCAAGCGTCGGGTTTGCCACCACAGCAACGCCGGAACCGACATTCTTCACGAACCGATCCCAGTTGTTCGACAGGTCCTGTATCTTTGCAGCGCTGTCGCCAACGACCTGATTGAAATCCCGGAGCGTCGAACCATCGACATTCTTCAGTTCGGCATTGAGCTTCTTCATTTCTTCGCGCTGGCTGATCAGGCCACGCACACCGGCCTGCATCTGCGCATCCGGAAACAGCAGAGACAGTTTCGACAGATCGCCCTTGGTCGCAACCGTGCTCATATCGAGCAGGACGTCGATCACGTCCCGGCCACTCTTGCGCGCCTTATCAAGCGCCTTCGGCAGATCGATCCCAAATTTCTTGAATTTCGCTGCGGTATCGGCCGAATACATCTTCTGCATGATGTTGGCGAGATTGGTCGCCGCCTCGCCAGATGTGCCTGTCTGGTTGCGCAGGACCTGCAACATCGCAACCATTTTCTCTAGGCCTTCGGTACCCTTGTAGCCCAAGGCAGCGAATGCAGGCAGGAGACTGGGCAACTCGCGGGCCATATCCTTCAATTCGAATTTGCCGGCCTTGCCGCCTGCCACAAGGATGTCGAAGGCATGCTGCATATCCTTGGCATTGATCTTCAGGGATCCCGCCAAGCTATCAGCGGACAGCGCCATATCGGAAACGGCGGCACCCGATGCCTGCGCCGTCGTCGTCACAGCAGGCAGAAATGCCATCGCCTCATCAAGGGTTCGCCCGGACGAGACAAGCGTCTCAAGCCCTTCCACCACGTCGCCGAAGGCCATATGCGCATCTGCCGCGACATCCTGCATCTTGCCGATGGTCGGCTGGATGGCATCGGCGCCCTTGTCGGCGTTGATGACAATCCGGTTGACCCGGCGCTCCAGCGAAGCAAAATCGGAATAAGCCTTGCCGGCTGCCACACCGACGGCGACGGCGGCAACCGTCCCGCGCGCAAGGATCGCATTGTGCCGTTCAGACCGCAGCGCTGCGGCTTCCTTCGCCTTCGCGGCGCGCGCCTCAAGCTCGGCCTGACGCTCGGTCAGAAGCCGTTCCATCGCCCGGTCTTTGTTGGACAGACGCAAGCCTTTGCTGGACAGCATATAATCCCGTTCTGCCTTTTGCAGACGGTTCATATTGCCGATCACGGCCGATGTCTTGGCACCGGTCTTATCGACCAGGTCGACCACCAGCGAGGCCTGCAGTTTGCTCAATGGACTATTCCCCAATCATGAAGGACGGCACGATATCGCGGTAAAGCTGAAACACAGCCTCCGCGTCCGGCCATTTCAGCCGCTTGATCACGACGGGATGCAGGCCGGTCAGCCGGGCGAGCATGCCGCGTGTTCCATCGACGCCGCCGGAATAGAAATCGTCGATATCCTGCTGTTCCGGCATCCGGAGCGTGATGGTCGATAGGATGACGCCATTCACCTTGGGCTTTTGCACCAGCGTGTAGGTCCGCGATCCCGCAAGATCGTCGTCATAGGCGACAACAGGATCACGCGCTTCGTCAGCCGAATTGTCACCTGCGTAAAGCTCGCCAGGCGATGTGGTAAAGGCGTCGAGGTCGATCATCGTAGCCTTGGGCGCTGCCACCGGCTCCGCTGCTACGGGTGCAGGCCCCGCAAGAGCCTGCCCCAAGGGATCGTCAACCGGTTTGCGGCTGCGGCGCGGCTCGACCATCATTCAACTCCCAGCGCTACGCGCACGGCCTGGGTTTCATCATTGCCGAACTGGCGCACGGTCGAGGTGAAGTAGTCCAGATAGAACCATTCCGTACCGTCGACCGTCAGCTGATAATGGGTCACTTCCGTGATGCCATGGTCGTGACCGAAGGCGCTGGCCCGATCGAAACTATCAGGGGTCAGCTTGCCAATGATGCCCTGAAGCACGGCCTTAGCCTGAAGGACCGCGCCGGTCTGCTTGTTGCGCAGCACGCCATAGGCGGTGAATTTCTGAGAGGCGCTGCTGCCGATCCCGAGATATTTGTAGGATGTCTCGGTAAAGCCGGCCAGTTTGAAGCTGGGCTCCAGCGCATTGAAGGCGCCGACGGTCCAGTTCACGCCCATGACGGCGCCGCCGCCAAGATGCGAAACAGCGGCGCGCTCGAGCGTCGGCAGGCCGAGGCTTTGCAGCTTGACGTGATTAGTGTCTTCCGGATCGGCATCACCGACGAAGATGTTGACCTGTTCGAGGATAAGCAGTTTTTCAGCCATGTGCGTGGTTCCTTAACTCGCCAGCGGTCAGGCGTTCTGTGCCGCCAAGATTTCGTCGATGGTGGCGTCGAGCGCCGCCGCATAGGGCCGGGAGGCAACGGTCAAGCGCTTGAAGACCGGTGCTTCTTCGAACTGCATATCCACATAGATGTGGCCGGCGCGCAGGTCGCTCGCATTGTTCTTGTCCGCGTCGAACCGCACCCGGAAACCGAGGATGTCGCCATTCGCCTGGCGGTTCTGGCAGATGGTCGAGATCGTATTGACGACAGACTGGATGGTCTGGGTGGTCAGATTGTAGCGGCCGAGATAGGACCGGACTGTACGCAGCACGGTGAGCTCGATGAAGTCGCGGCCACGGACCTTGTGATACTGGTCCCAGACGCTTTCCTCGGAGAGATTGTCCGTGCCGATGAAGACATAGCCGCCATCGGAGATCGAGAAGTCGTCGCCGCTCTCGCCCCGCACGATGATCCCGCCATGGGCGGCCAGAATCTGCTGGCCCTCGGTCGAGCCATCCGTGAGCGAAAACCGCAGGTTCTTTTCGACGCCGATGATGCCATAGACCGTCTGGTTCGCCACAGACTTGAACGGCGAGCCGTCATTTTCATAGTCGCGCCGCACGAACAGGCCGGCAACACGCGGGCTCATTGGCCGCAACACGCTGGCGCCGCTGCTGTCGGTCGCGTAGACGCCTCCGGAAACCGGGATGATCCGCATGCCGGCATGCTGCTCGACCCAGTCGGTAAATTCGTCGAGACCGGCAGGCCCGTCTGCAATCACCTGAGCAAGGATCTGGTTTGCTACCGTCGGAAGCGAGGTGAGGACAGGATTGGCGGCACCATCGGCATGAGCCTTGGTAAAGCCGGGGCAGATCAACAGGCGCGGGAAAACCCCGACATCCGGACCGGCGTCGAGGAATGCGAAGATCCCCGTCTTGGACACGGAACTGCCGGTGATATTGGCCATGGTGGCCGCATCGTCGACGCCTTCGGCTACGCGGACCACGACCAGGGTTGCCGCCGTCTGATAGCTGCCGAGCTGATCGTTGATCCCTTCGATCGCGTCGATGAAGCCGCCGTCCTGGTCGCACAGCGCCAGGATACTGGTGTCATTGCTATTGAGCGTGACGCATGTGTTCAATGGAAACGCGGCGTCGAACGCCCCCTGCTGTGCGCTGGCTGCTTTGTCGATCGGCATGCAGATGCCGACAACGCTCATCTGCGCCTTGGAGGCCGTCGTCGCCTCGTTGGCGCTTCGGTTGATGGTAATGCCAAATGTCGGGTCGGTCATGACCGAAGCTCCTGTTCATGAAAAGCCCCGGCCAATGGGCAAATACGGCCATAAAAAAAGCCGCCAGAGAGGCGGCCCGATAGGGTGATGATCAGAAGATCAAGAGGACATTTTCCACGTTCCGACAGGCTTGCCAGCGGCAATCCACTCGGTAATGGCAGAACGGACGGCAGACGCGATGCCATATGTATCGGTCGGGCGACTGGTATAATGCCCAGATAGATCGTTGCCATTGCTGTCGGTCATGACGATCTCCGCGACATAGACCCTCCGTTCATCAGTCTGATAAACGGCATTTAAGGTCTTCAAATTCAACGAAGTCATCCGATCCTCACCGCCTCATACCATTGACGGCTTGTATCGCCACAGCCGCCGCGCGTGACCCATTGCCCTGACAAAGCCGAACCCGACGCAGATTTCCCGGCGATGATATAAGAACCGGCATTGTTCTTATTGATGCAGGGGACAATCGTGGCATTACGGCTGATGGTGACACCGCACTCCACGAGAATTCGCTCACCCAAAGGGTAATCGGTCAGATTGGCGTCATTTCCGGAATAGACTTCCGCCGCCAGAAACCCGAGCGCATGATCATGTCCAGACGTATCGACCGTGCCGGTCGTACTGTTGGTGATCGCCCGGGCACTGCCGAGAGACAAGGACCGATCGCCGCTCAAATCGCCACCGCCTGTCAGGCCATTGCCAGCCGAAACCTTGCGACCGGTCGGCACGGTCGCTGCCGCAAGCGCCGAGAGCGCCGTTGAGACGGATGAAAGGGCATTGGATATCGCCGTCGTGACGAAAGACGTATTCGCAAGCCGCGCGTTATTGCTTCCGGCCGTCTGCGTCGGCGCTGTTGGGTTCCCCGTGAAAGACGGGCTGTTGATCGACGCCTTGTTCGTCAGGTCGGATGCCACCGATGCCGCGAAATTCTTGTCGCCGCCGATAGCGGCAAACAGTTTCGCCAATGTGTTCCCGTCGGCAACGACGCCGCCGAGAATGGTGCTTTTGATCGCCTGGACCCAACCCGTGGTCGGGATGATTTGCGAATTGTCATCGGCAGCCGGCGTCGGCGCTGTCGGTGTGCCGAACAGATTGGCACTGTCGAGCGGAGCGCGGGTATTGATGAGCGCCGTCAACCCGGTGACCGCATCCGCGTCACCAAGGGCTGCCTGCAATTCGGTGATCGTCGCGATTGCCCCTTCCGCATCGGACAGGAACTGCGAAAGGGCGGCTTTGACATGAGCCGTCGTCGCCACCGTCGCGTTGTTCACCGTCGCCGGCTGTGTCGGCGCTGTGGGGTTGCCGCTGAAAGCGGGGCTCTCGACAGCCGCCTTCAAGGCCAGCGCCGTCAGAATACTGGCGACATCCACATCGATGGCCGAAAGCGCCGAAACAAGCCGCGCAACATCATGCGCCATCGTGTTTTCGATGTTCGGCAGCGGGTAGTTCCGGTTGCCGGTTTCAAGATCAACGGTCATGGGTCAGCCTCAAAATGTCCAGGCGCGCAGGTCGGCAATGGCAGGACGTGCAGCCGGCGTGCCAGTCAGCGCCAGTTTCAATCGGCCGCCGTCTGGAGCCTCATGGCTGGCGATCTTGTAGGTGTATTCTACCCACCCATCATCCAGTGCCTCGGCTTTCGCCAGGGACGCCGCAGCAAATGTGCCGTCGTTGGCATCGGCCGAGACCGCCACTGTCGATCCGTTCGGCAACAGAGCGGAAAAAACCACGTCCAATTCGACACCGGCTCCCATGGTGAAGCTGCGACCGACATAATCACCCATCGCCCGCATCGTGCCAAAAATCACGGTGACATCCTTGTTGATGAGCGGCGAGACCTTGGATGTGCCTACCAACACTGCCGTGATGGTGACCGTCCCGGATGCAAAATAGTCCAGCTCCAGCGTCTGATCGACGGACACAGTATAGGTCGCATAGGTGGTTACGCCGCCTGAGACCTTCGGCACCTTCACCTGGAACACCACGGAACAGCTGCTTTCCGGCAGGATCACATCCGTCCGGATCAGGATGTCAGAGACATTGGCCACGACGAAATTGCCGATCGAAATGCTCTTGGTCGTCGGCGAGAACACGGCGGCCCGCATTTTGAAGCTGACATCGCTGGACGGATGCACCAACCAGCTCTCATTGTTCGAGCCGGAAAACCGGTCGCCGATCGTATATGGCTGCGATGTCACCCAAGCCTGCGCGCTCGAATCGAAATCACCGAGAGTGGCGATCCCGATAGAATGACTGGCGTCGTCAGTCCGCAGCTTAAAGGCCAAATACGTATCAGCCGGGTTATAGACCGGGCAATCGAGAAGTGCTTTCGTCCAATCACCCAAAACCACCGAATTCATATCCACGCGCTTCGTGGCAAAGACGGAATTGGTCGGAAATCCGTTCTCCATCTCGACGAAGTCGATGTCCACAGGCTTCGAGCGCGTGCCGATGGCGCAGAATTTCACATCCACCGACGTGATGTACCGGCCTTCGGTAAGGGCGTAGCTCTGCGCCTGCGGGTCGGAACTGTTATGGCCTCCGCTTTCGTGTTCGCTGGTGACTGTGACAGTCGAAAATCGTTCGATCACCGTCGTCGTCTGCAGCGTCGTGGTTTCCAGCCGCCCTTCCCCGCGAAACGTCGCCGAAGCCGAAAGACCCGCGCCACCGGTTGCCGCGATCGTCTTGGTTCCGGCCGAAACATTGGCAGGAATCTGGAACGAGCCGGTCGCGGTCCCGTTCACATCGGCGACGATACCGGCGGGGGTCACGTCCAGCCCATCGAATGTCAGGCTCGCCAGCGTCTCGCCGCCGCCCATGCCAGTGATTTCGAACCCGATATCGATCTGACGCAGATAGGCAATGACGGTGCTGGTCGTCGTGGATGACACTGTCGAGGAACGCACGCGGCTTTCGTTGCCGGAACCGAAGACCTGCGTGATCGCCGAAAGCGAAACCGTCTGGGTCTCTGTCCAATAATCTGTCGACGGGTCGATGGTGAGTTCGAATGGGACCGGATTGAAATTCTGATACGGGTTGATCTTTTCACAGGCCGTATACAGTTCCTGCGAAACGATCACTTCCTCGGTATAGTCCAGCAATCCCCAATCGGCCAACCGGACGGACCGCACATCGGCATCGATCGCGACCTGCATCGATCCGTCAAACACGGCAGCAGTCTGCGCCACACCGAAATCACGATAGGTATCGTCCCAGAGAGGGTCGGTGAACACCCCGAGGGTGGGACCAGCAGATCGTGCATTCGCATCGGACTTCAAGCGCTCGATCAACACCAGGTCGATCACTTCCGAAAGTCGGTCCTGCAAATAGTTGAGCCGCTTGTAGCCGATGGCCCGGGTCGCATCATTGGTGATGACAGGCGTGCCATACCAATCGTTCTTCACAGTGCAGAGCGACAATGCATCCTCAGGCTCGGACGGCGCGTGCGGATTGGCAAGCGACGGAATGCCCTTCAGATAAGAAAGCGAGCCATCCGACGATATCAGGATCCGGTCATAGCGCGGCAGCTTGTAGGAATACTCAATGAACATATCTGTGCCATCGACGCCACCGGACACGGTGATCGTCGTTGACGTGAAACTGTCGGGCACGACATCGGCATAATAGAGATACGTGACCTGATAACTCGATCCGGTTGCCGGCTCGGCGCCGCCGGGAGCCCAGCTCACACTGTCGCCAGATCGGATATAGTCGGTATCGACGACATAGGTGGTCGAAAGCTGCACGACGCTGAGAATGCTGACGACACCGGTGTCAGGCAAAGCATCAGCCGATCCACCGACACCCTTGGTCAGCGATACGGTCTTTTGCTTCGTGATCGTGACGCTTTCGATTGCCGCGATCGGGGGTCGACGCACCGAAACGGTGACCGTCCCCGTGCCGCCGCTGGCAAAGGTGTGGCCTTCAAGGCTCACGGAAGCAACGTCCGGCTCCTCCGTGACAGTCAGCCTGTTATCGCTGCCCCGGGTCACCTTCGTCCCTTGCACATTGCAGACGCCAGCACCGACAGAAAAGACCTGCGCATCACCTGTCTTGCCCAAGGCGGTAACTGCGCATCCACGCACAACGTAATTGCCGTGCGCATCATAGTCGTAGGTGCCGATCTGCTTTTGCACACCCGTCAGCGTCGGCGGCGCATCCTGAGAAATCACCACACCGTCGCGCAGCATCGCGTAGGCATAGAAATCGCCCTCGCCGCCATCCGTCGCCGTCGCCCAGGTGATCGCCATATTGGTGCGGACAGCACCTTCTTCACCATAGGCCTCCGTGCCCGACACCAGGCCATAGAAGATATCGTCATCAGCCGCCGTCAGTGGCGTCACCACGACACGCACGCCGAGCGATACGTCACCCGTCATCGATACGCCAGTGAGCGTCCGAGCATCGACGCTGCGGGGAGCGCCCTTCAGATAGATCGAACCCTGCGTGATCAGCACCGTTCCAGCGTCAGCATCGACCACGATATCGGCGCCGGACAGACGATCGCCATCAGAAGCGACCAGATCGCCGATTGCAGTGCGCTTCTTTTCCTCGATCGAGAATGCCTCATTGATATCGGCGGCCTGCGCAAAATCACCCTCGCCAAAATAGACTCGGTCAATGTCCGGCCGATCCGTGGATCGATCATGCACATTGGCCAGATCCGGGTAGGTCCCGGTATCGAAGACATTGGTTGTCATTGAAAAATCCTGTTAGCCGAGGCTCAGTGCCGGATTTGCGTAATGCACCGGCACGATCTGGATCGGATTGATGGTCAAGGTGACGGTAAACAGCTCACGGACCGTCTCGAAAAATCTGAGCGCGAAGTTGGTTTTGCCGACCTCGATGCCGGAACCGGTAATCACTTCCGACGGCTCCAGCCACGATTTGTATGGCTTGACCCCGTCGACAAGCTCCAATCCGTAGACAATGCCGATCTTGGCCGATGTCTGGCCGGCACCATTCCCGAAACGGGTACGCGCCTTATAGACGACGGTCACGTAGTCATCGCCCTCTTCGGTCTGGTTTTCGGCGGCCATGATGATCCTGCTATATCCGATCACCGCGCCGGCCGCCGTGTAGAAGACGAGATGCGCGACCTCTTGCAGCAACAACCAAGCCTTCATCGTCGTCGGAGACCCAGCCGCCGACCAGGGGATGGTGACTTGCGACCACGCAATGGCAGGCCAGCCACCATCCCCGAAGGCGGAAAGCGTATCATTCCAGCCAAACCGCTCCCATTCGTAGAAGGTCTCCTCGATGGCAATGGCATGGCTGCGGCCATGGCTCCATTTGACGGGATTGCCATCGATCCGCGCGCCGGATGAATCCCCCCAGAGCGCCGAACCCCATTTTCGACGGCTCCAGGACAGACCTCGGACATCATAGGCAAAATAGCCCCGGAAGAATTCCGAGCGCACCGGGTCCGACAGATCGGCCAGATACCAGGCATTATAGAGCCGCTGCACCTCGTCATCACCGGGCAACTCGCCCATAGCGATCTGATAGAGATGCCAGCGCCGACGGCCTTTCACCTGATCTTCGATTTGCGGGCCGTAATAGGCGATCCAGCGCAGCGCATCGAGAATGGCCTTCGGCGTTCCGCGAATGGCTTGCCAAGCCCTACCGCTATCGATCAGGTCTTCAGCCGTATCGAAGAAATCGGCAATCGGGCCAAGTCCGTATTCCTGAACGAGGTATGGCGCGACGGTGGCGTTCAGTGGACGTTGGTACCGGAACCCGCGAACGGCCTCGAGATCGGCGAGAGCCGCATCGAAAGGATCGGTCGCAACCGCCAGCGCCTCTTCCAGCACCGTCGAATTGCTTGGAACAAGCACCGCCGTCATTTCGAACGGCCCTTGTATGTCAGGGAGATTGTCCCGAACGTCGCGGCGGAATGGCTGTCAATGACCATATCGGCCGCTGGTGCATTGACGACAACCTTGGCGACACCCGACACCATCAGCTTGGCGATCAGCCAGGCTCGGTTCACGTCGAAGCCGAAGCCGCCTTCGCTATCCAACGCGCTGCGCAAACCCTCTTCCAAGCCATCGAACACGGCGGTTGGCGTATCGGGCAACAACCAGACATCCGCCACCACGTCGACCGTGGTCTTGGTACCGGAAACCACGGACACGATGTCGTTGACGCACCGCACGGCGGTCGAGGTGACCTTGGCAGACACCTGCGCCAGAAGCGCCGCAGACGGCGTGCCGCCCTCCGCCGTCGACAAGATCGCGACCTCCATTTCCGGACCACTTCCCGTTCGATAGACCGCGACGGCCTCGACCTCGGCCGAGACTGACCGGGCCTGATAGGCATACCATTCCTCAGACCCGGCCGTAGACGATCCCTGGTCGGCCAGCACGATCCGCTCACGCAGCTGCGCATCGGTTTCGTCGGTAAGCCGGGTGACGCCATGGTCGGCGGCGAGCGCGTCAAGATCGTTACCAGCAGCGAAGGCCAGCAGATTGGATTTCAGCACGTCATTGAAGGCGGCATAAAGAGCCGCCCGCTGATAGGCCTGAAACTCGATCTGAACCGCAATCGGCTCACCCTCCAGCGAGACGATGCCCGTGACATCAACGCCATAATTGTCCTGCGCCCACGCGACAAAGGCCGTGGCCATGGTCGTGATCATCGCCTCCGCATCGATGCTCTGCAGCATCTGCGGGGTCGGCAGCGTCGTCAGATCGACCATGATTTACCCTGCGATGATGGTGGAGGTCCCGTCGGAACCGAAAGAAAGAGAAACCTCGCCGGCCTCTGTGAGGTCGCCAAGATGTGCCCGAGGCCGGTAGGTGCCGCGAATGGTCCAGGTCGAGTTTCCCTTGCGGTCGAGCCCGTCCATGGTGACTTTCGTCGGCTTGAAACGTGGTTCGAACAGTTCGATTGCCAGAACCAAGGCCCAGCGAAACTTCAGGATCGTCTGCACATTGGCCGTCTGACCCAGAATGGTCGGGACGGGAGAACCGACATACTCCCGCAGAACCCGCTCGAAATACCGCGTCGTCAAGAGCTTGCCGATGGCGACAGCCACACTGTCCCAGCCAGACACCCACTTGCCAGTTGCCGGGTCCATGCCAAATTGCATGCTCATTCCGCGTAGACCTTCTCGGATGCCTCTACGATGGGCCAGAGACCAGCCGACGATCCGCTGGCAACCCGGACCCGATCGCCAAGACGGGCCACGCGCTTGCCGTCCGTTCCGGCGAGGTTGACCCGTTCGCCATGCAGTTCGGTCACATCGCCATTGCCGGTGAACCCGATCAATCCGGCCCCGAATGACGACAGGATGCGAGCATCGAGCGCCGAGGACGGCGCCCCGTTGGCATCCGAGAATGTCAGCGGTACAGCCACACCTTGGCGCATATCGCCGAACGGCGAAAGCATGATCATCTGCTGGCCTTTAGTCGGAGGCCGCCAGCTCTTCTCGGATCCAGCCACCTCAGACCATGGCCGCCAGGGGCTCAAGAATTCCGATCCTTCGGCACCCGCAAACTTCATCCGCATCCGGCGGCTATCGCCATCAACGGCATGGACGGTCCCGACCCGCTGCATGCCCTGCACGGCACGACGCAAGGCGGCAACCTCGGCCTTCATCTCGAGGATGATGTTGACCAGAACCTCATCGCTCATGCCTCTGGTGCCTCGATTTCGCCGGCAATATTGAGCGATACCGCGCTGGTCAGCACCTCTTTGCCATTGTCAGGCGTTCCAACGCCGATCAGGCCAGGAACCGGCTGGGTCACACCCAGCATCGCCTGCACGTCCTGCCATTTCGCAAGGTCAGCACCGGCATATAGCGAGGCCGTGAAAATCCGCGACAAATCGACATAATCCGTGCTGGCGGCCATCTTGTCCAAGCCAGCGGCAATAGCCGGCGGCACATCCTGCCCCAACGCTGGCTCCGCGATTGGCTCAAGCGTCACCTCGATGATCCGGGCCGCGTGCTTGCGCCCGCTTTCAGGATCGACCATGCGGACATCGCTGATCCGCCCGAAGCCGGCGATCAGGTCGCGCAAGATTTCGGCCCAAGCGTTATCCGGATCAGACAGGGCCAACCGCCATTGCCGATCAAGCAGGTTCAGGCTTGCCTCCAACGCCGCATCCGTGGTGCCGATCTCCAGCATGGAGACATTGCCCGACCCGCCATCCTCGTCCTGGACTGCGACCGTGACGGATTTTGCCACAGCCATCTGCAACTGCAGCGTCAAGCTGACGTCGGTCCGAAACAGACCGTCGCCTGTAGAAGGGCTGAGACTGTCCTCGACCGACACGGCAATGATGGGCGCCGGAGCATCATCCATGATCAGAGGCAGCGCCATGATCAAGCTGTCCTTCACGCGGTCCTCGGCGATAGTGCGCCCGAGAAGCGCTTCCGTCGCAGCGATCTGGATCAACTGACGAACGACACCCATGGTTACACCTCGGACAGCCAGAAAATCACGCCGGCACCAGCATCCTCGCCTGGCCGGACGATCTCAAAGACATCGCCATTCCCCCGCGAAACTCTGTCGCCTTGCTTGGGCAGCCACGAAAGAGCAGCGCGATCGAAGCTGACCGTCTTGGTGGCGGCGCCGACAGTCGCACGGCTGCGCACGACATCGCCGCCGCCCAGCGCCGTATCGTCGGGCATAGAATCGAACCGCGCCATGATGCCGACCTGTAAATCGCGGGACAGGTCACGGTCGGATTTCATCTTGCCCATCGTCATCGGGGTGATCGTCGCGGGCTCCCCAAGAAGCGACCGCGTCATTGATGGCAATGCGGCGCGAGCGGCGGCGATATCCATCGGTCAGGCCTTATTCAGACCGTTGGCGTCGGCCGCAGCTTTCGCAGCGGCGGCGGCCTCTTCATCGACTTTCGCCTTGGCAGCCGCTTCCTCGGCGGCCTCTTTATCGGCAGCATCCTGGTCAGCCTTGGCCTTGGCCGCAGCGGCGTCTTCAGCTGCCTTCTTGTCGACCGCGTCCTTCTCGGCCTGCGCCTTTGCTGCCGCCTCTTCAGCGGCTCGCTTTTCGGTAGCTTCTTTCTCGGCTTGGGCTTTCGCCGCAGCATCTGCCTGAGCAGCTTTTTCCTCAGCGGAAAGAACCCGCTCGAATACCAGGTCGAGTGCCGTCAAGCGTTCAAGATCCTCGTCATCGAGCGCAGGGTCTGGCGTCAACGTCTCGGTTCTATTTGGACGGATGGTGCAATGACCGCCGCGCACGCGGATGGCCTGTGCACGAAACCCATTGTTCGTCACATCATAGGAGGCCATGATCGGTCCTTTCGAAACGACATAAGAGTGGAGAGGGAACGGCGGGACATCCGCCGTTCATGCCTTGACCGAGGTGCGCTTAAAGCGTGGCGCGCCGCAGAACCTGCGGCTGAACGCACATGTAGAGCGGATAGGAGTAGAGTTCGCCCTTCGTCCAGGCCTCGCGGTCTTTGTCAATGATATTCATAGCGTAGACATCCTGGCCCTTGGTATTGACGAAAGGCATGAATTCATCGGCAGGCGAGACGAACTTCTTGAAGACATTGCTTGCGCCGACCGGGAAAATGCTTGCTTCATCCGTCGGAATGGCGACCGTCGAATTATCGTCCGTGCCGCGATAATTGTGCCAGGTCACACCGCCAAAGGTGAAGGCCTGGAACGCAATGTTCTGACGCAGATCAGCAGCGGCAGCCCAGTTTTCATAGGTCCGGATAACCTTCGGATGGTTCACGAGAGTGTCATAGAACTCGTCGCCCGCAAGAGCATGAACGCTGGTCGCCGTCGTAAACGCCCCTTTGGCGGAACGCGCCATGCTCCGGGTCAATTCATGGAGCTTGCCACGAACGTCAGTGGTGTCGACATCGAGAGCGAGATCAATGGCCGCAGGCTCGGCAATATCGAATTCATCGAAGTAGTCGTAGATGACCGACGTGCCATTCGCGTCCAGCAGTTTGCCCTGCAACGCACCGAGGCGATGATATTCGTGGGTCAAGTCCATGTTTGTCCGCACGGTCGCCATGCGCTCGGCATATTCGGTCTGCACGACCTTCAGCTCGCTTTCCGTCCCGAAAGCGCGGAAGCCCGCAACTTCGGAAGCGTAAAGGGTGAAACCATCGGCCAGACGGACAGACCGAAAATCTCGGACATTGCCTACGTCAGGCGTGGACTGGCGCGGCGGAGCGCCATCCGGGGACGTCGGGATCAGGCTGAGAGTGTCCCCCTTCTTTTCGACGGCGATCTTGCGGAGATAGACGCCCTTTTCCTCGAAAATGCCGAGTGATCCCAGCAACTGAGGCACGTATTCGACTTCCTTCACCGCAGCGGAAAGCTCCACCATGCTGAAGGCATCGTCCCTGAAAATGTCCATGGATGCCATGGTATTGCTCCTTATCGCGCGATGATGCCGAGAGCCGCAAGCGCGGTGATCCCAGCGGTTTTCTGGTTGTCGGTCGCACCACTGAACCAATTCAGCAGCGGCGATTTGACCTGGCAGTGACGGCGCAACACAGTTGCCTCGTCTTCGCCGGTCAGCGGATAGATCAGAATGCCGGCAACCGTCTGGCTGCCGTCACTGTTGGCGGGGTTGTAGATTGCGTATTTCCCGGATGCCGTGATCTTGCCCAGCACAGTGTTTGCGGGCAGCGTCACGTCGACGCCAGCCGTAACAACGACGACGTCGCGGCTGTAAAAATGATCACCTTCCTGAATGATGCAGGAACCTGGGCCGAGCTTTTCGGTCAGTACGGTCATGGGTTATGCTCCCTTCCGGCCGACGCCGGCTTTCGCGATGGCATCCTTCCAGGATGCGCCGACACTTTCCTTAGCCGGCGCCTGCGAAGCACCCGGCATGGCGAGATTGGCAGCGGCGAGACGCTGCTGTTCATAAGAGGCGTTCGGCTGGCCAGCCGGAGCGGAAGCCGTCGTCGCTGCCGTGGGCGTCGCCGGGGCGGCTGCAACAGCGCCGGCTACATTGGTCGTGATGAAAGCCACGACCTGCTCAGCCATCATGCCAGGAGCCGATTTTGCCAGATCGAGAGCGGCGGCCATGCGGTTGCCGTCACCCTTGATGCCTTCCGCCGACAGGATCGTGGTGATCCGGTCCATGGCGGCCTGAACGCCGTCGCCACCACCCTGAACGGCGGCAGCGACGGCGGCGATTGTACCGGTCGCGGACGCCGCGCCGGGCACTGTCTGGTTTGCAGACATGTCACCTCCAGTGGTTGATGCCTCGGGGTTAAGAGGCGCTTCAGAAAGGGACGCTGATGCGTCCGGCTCACCCTCGTCGAGGGCATGGAAATGCGGGTCCGGAGAAACCATCCCCCGGATCGCGGCAATCAAACTTGTCATGGGATCAACTCCGGTTAACTTCCTTCACGAAGGCATCGAATGCCTCGATCGGATCGCCGATGGCGTCGACAAGCCCCATCGCAAGGGCCTGTTTGGCGTCATAGACATCGGCCTCCGTGGCCAGTGCCTTTGCCTTCGTGATCCGGTTCTTACGGCCCTTCGCGACGGTTTCGGCGAATTTGTCGCGCATCTGGTCGGCCTGCGCCTGCCAGCGGCCCGCAACATCGGCCGACAAAGGCTCGTAAGGGTTGCCATCCGCCTTTTTCTTGCCGGACCGGATGATGGTGACCTTGATGCCGTCCTGGTCGAGCGCCTGCGAATAATCGGCATGCATGATGATGACGCCGATAGACCCGGCGCCGCCGAATTCCGGCATGACAATGCCCCGGGCCTGCGATGCTTGAAGATATCCCGCCGAATAAGCAAAATCCGTCAGGATCGACAGCGTCGGCTTTTCCCGCGACAAAGCCTGAATGGCAGCGGCGGTTTCAAAGCCGCCGTTCACCTCCCCACCAAAACTATCGACTTCGAACACCACGCCTTTAACGCCCGCATATTTGCGCGCCGCCGAGATCTGGGCTTGCAAGCCCTGATAGGACGTCTCACCCGAAGCTGATCCGATCCACCCGCCCTTATGAACGAGGCTTCCCTCGATCGGAATGATTGCAACATTGTCGATCATGTCGAACGGCAGCATGTTGGCGCGCTGATAGGCCCGCTCCAGACGATTGCCGACCTTTCCCGCCAAAGGCCGTCCGTTGCCGAAGGCGACATGATCCGTTGCACCGGCCGGGTTGGCGATTACGACCGTATCGCCGGCGATCCGGCTTCCCATACCCTGCAGGAACGCTTCCGCCTTGCGCGGATCGTAGAGCAGCGGGGTATTGAACACCCGCTGCGCGACATGGCCGTAGCGAAAACTCATGATCTATCCTCTAATACCGCAGGGACCAGCGGCGATTTGGCCGGCGACCAGTCGTCTTTTGCTGGCAGGCGGCGGCAAGCCGGTTCAATTCCTCATTGAGCGCCGACATATTTGCCGCCGAAAACACCACCTGATCGCGGGTGACTGGCGACTGAATCGAAATCTGGCTGACCTGCTCGCCCGCTAGGATCTTCAGCTTCACCGAATAGAGCGCCTGGAACAGCGCGCATGGATCGTCCTGGTCGACCTCGGCGCCATTGATCGTAACCATCGCCATCAGGCACCCGCCGTCTGTTCTTGGCTACCAGTCTTTTCCTGGCTGCCATCCTGCTCGCCAGATGCAGCAGGATCGCTGGGCAGGCCGCGCTCGAACGGCGATGGCAGGCCCGCCTCTTTGTAACGGTTGTGCCACCAGACGCGATCTTCGAAGACCTCTTCGGCATCGGAACCGAGTTCGCCAGTTTCGGCTGTGAGCATACCAGTACCGTTGGCAATCCTCTCGCTCGATGCCTTCGCCCGCTTCAAATCGTCCGCTGTCGGTTTGGCTGGGCCGTTGCAAAGCGCCCATTGCACCGCATCGCGGTTGGCCCGGTAGACCTCGAGGCCGCCCTTGAAGGGGATACGGCCCTCTTCGATCATTTCGTCCAGCCAGCTCCCGTAAGGCACAAGCACATGCTGGGCGGCGATCCTCTGTGTCCGGCGCTGGGCAATAGGCCAAAGCGCCGAATTCTCCATCATCGTCGAGGCATAGGTGGCAGCCGTGTAATCCAACGTATACCCGCCGTAGCTCATACCGAGCCCACGCGCCGTCTCTCGATGCAATGCCGCCATGAAATCCTTGTAATAGGAACCGGGCGCGGTGATGTTTTTGAACTCAAGGTCCTCGCCAGGCGCCAGATGAGAAACACCGGCCCCCGCCCCCATCCGGATTTCAGATTCGGCGGCCCGATCCATCTGCGCGCGGAAATAATCGACGACATCCTGCGCCATATCCTTGGCACCGTCCAAGGGGCTATCTCTGAGGCTTTCCAGCGCCTCGAACACTTCAGCGCTCGGCTTGTCACTCTTCAAAACCGCCGAATAGATGGTCTGCATGAACATGACCTGCGCGGTGGCGTCATCGGTGTTTTCGGCCATCAGGTATTTTCGGAACGTCGGTACCAGCACGGAAATGCCGCGCACATCCTCCGCCGAAAACGGATCGAAGGCATGCAGCACGAGCTGCCGGCCATCGGCATCCGCTGCGGCATAATCCACCGTCGTCTCGAAACCGTCGCGTCGTTCCTTGAACCGATAGACCTGCGGACGGCCATAAGCATCATGGAAGATACCCTGATAAAGACCGACCATCTCATTGGTATCCTGCACCAACTTCTGCGGCGACAGTATCAACATCTTGGTGCCGGTCCGGCATCCCGGCAGGCGCTGATTGCTCGGCAGATAGGAGACGACGCCGGTGCTCTCACCGAAGGCCAGCCAGTTGCGCATGCCGACATCGGTTTGCTGCGGGATAGTCAGCTTCGCACGAAAATCGCATTCACGCGGGTTCCAACTCCAAGTTTTCCATTCGGCCTTGACCAACCGGGTCCAGGCAATCGCCTCCAACTGGTCATAACCGAAACGGGTCAGATCCGGCTTCGGGTTGAGCTGCAACTCGACCCCGATCGTGTCGGCGAGGATCTGATCGGTTGCACCGCGCAGACGGCCGGAATTCTGCAACATATCCATGGCAAGGCCAGCCGCCCGCCACCAGATGCGGCGCACTTCGTCGCGATGCTCGCGCAGGGACGCCGGACGGGACGCGATGACGCCGGACTGACTGTCGCGCATATATGCGGACGAGGCGCGCCCGTTGCGGGGCGCACCCGTGGGGCGTACAGCCGGCACGCTCACGCTGCCAGCCTTCACCCTCACCCGTGGCTTTTCCGTCATTTGCGATTCTTCCACCTGTTTCCAGTCGGTTTTTCTGGCTTCGTCTTTTCCAGTACCGGCGCAGCTGGAGCACTGACCAACGTTCTGGACGGCTCGACTGGCCGCTCCTCATGCAAAACCTTATGGCTGACCGAAGACAGCAGATCCGGAATGATTTCCGGCTCCAGCATTGCCCGCAGCCTCGCCCAATCGTCTTTGCTCAATTTCGAAAGGCCAAGATGTTCGGCCATAGCCATCGCATAGATGCGGCAGTCGAGAAAATGGTTATGCTCTCGCCGCTTCTTCCACTCCTCGTGGAGCTTGCCCTTCACCAATGCCTGGTGGAAATATTCCCCGGTGATCTGCTGGAAATATTCCTCGCCGAGTTCCTTATGGAAATGGCAATAGCCGGACGGGTCCTGCGCCTCTCCAGCCGCAAGACCGATCTTGTGCAAATTGCCGTAAAACTCTGCCTTCAACGCCCATGTGCCGACCGGCCAGGACATGGCCGAACCGAACCGCTTGCGTCTGCCCCGCTTCGTGACAGTCTTGCGCGACGGCATGCCGATCGCTGGCAGGCCTCGGCCCGGCTGGCCTTTCGTGGCATAGGCATTCGGATGACGACGACACCATTCCATAACCTGGTTGGTGCGCCAGCCTGCATCGACGGCCAAGGCATCGATCTTACGCAGCACCCCGGACGCATCCGGAAATTCCTGCGAAACGAATTCCTCAAACAGCAGCCAGGCTCCGGCCTGAGGATTGTCCGTCGCGCCCTCAAAGAACTCGGCGAAGACGTTCCAATTCTGCCGATCTTCTCCGAAGGCAACACCTTCGCAATAGATGCCATAGCCTTGGACGTCTGCACCGGCCACAAACAGCAGTCCGCCAGGAGGGATGACGCCGGGCTTGTAATCCTCGCGCCGCTCCATCAGCCGTTTGTGGTCCGGTGCATTCCCTTTCATCTGATAGGGCTTGGCCAAAATCAGATTGTGGTAATCCTTCGCGCCGGCCTCGCCCTTCGCTTCGTAGCTGATTTTGTCCTCGGCAATCGCCTCATAGGACATCATCAACGACATGAAGGCGTCGACATGAAATCCGGGATGGCGATCCGGCCCTGACGACGCAGGAATATACCGCCCTTCCCGGACAGCTGATACCCTCTCCATCTCCGAAATATGATGGCCACACCGGGTGCAGCGCATCACAGATTTGTGTGGCTGACCCCGGTTGATCAGAAAGTTCTGATCCTCCTGGACCTGCTCGAAAGCGCATTCTGGGCACTTGATGTGCCAGAAACGCTGGTCTGATCGCCGGAACGACCTGTCTATCCGGCAATGGCCCGGCCCCTCGCCCAGCGCATCGCCGCTGTCCAACTCTGGGGTGGACAGCTCGAAAATCTTATAAGTCTTCTGCCGGCGAAACGCCGTGAAGCGACCGAAGAACAGGTTTTCCGGATCAGCGCCATTCGGCAGCATGTTCCATTTGGACACCTCGTCCTTCACGCCGAAGCGCGCCGTCTTAGCCGACAGATCCATGACAGTGTTGGCATTGGCCAGGTAGATCGCACCACCGGCGAACTTCTTTTCGTAGGTGGTCGACCCGACGCCGGACCGGCTGGTCGCAGGGTAGATCGTCTCCTTACCTGTCCGCTTCTGCCACTCGTCGATCAACGGCTGCAGCTTGCCGGAGTTGATATCCTGCAACGCATCGATTCCCGGAACGCCATAGAGCGCGTTGTCCGGGCAGTTCTCGGCGATGTACATCATCCAAGACAGCGCCAGGATGGACACGCCGGTTTGCTGCGACTTTCGAACCGAAACCAGATTGCACGGGTGCTCCTGGCTCAAACACTGCGCGATCTCGACCAGATAGGGCGCGTCGGCTGCAGACCAGAGTTCGCCTTTCTTAGGGCCGTCGACCAGCACGACGTTCTGCGCCAACCACCGATCGAAAGACACCGGAGGCGTCGGACGAATGGTCGATGCTGCCGCCGATGCAACGCAGCGCAGCGCACCAGGATGAACCGTCACCCTTCCTCATCCTCGATCAACGGATCACCATCAGGCGCCTGGCTGGCAATCGCTTCAAGCTTGTCCGCCATCTCGTTGCCGATCTCAAATGCGATCTGCCGCAACGCGACCCGAACACCATGAACGCCCTCTTTCGAAACAGCGAGCGCGATATCGTCGGCCCTGTTCGGTAGGCGGCGGATGATGGCCTGCAGCTCTGCACCGATGGCACGAACCGCCGCATCGACGCTGTCTTTGCGGACCAACTGGCCGCACTCCTCCTGCCGCCGCAATTTCTCGCGTCCGACGGCCAGCCATTCCTTTTGCCGCCGCGCCTCATCGAAGCTCTCGCTCTGCGGCAAAAGTGGACCGGATGCGGGCGGCCTGTCGTCGGCGCCAATCTGCCGGATTGGCGCCGAGGCCTTCGCCGGGTTAATATGCCGCGCCCGGTAATGGTCGTAATGGGCAAGCGACAACCGCATGACTTGGCCTTGTGGCCCGCGCTCGACCGGCGTGTCTGGCTGGCTTTCCAGCATCTTCTTGACGGCCTTGGAAATCGCAGCCTTCGAGACGCCGTCTCTCACCGCAATTTCGGTGATTGACCACATCACATCAGACATCGACTACCGTCACCTTTCAACCGTCAACCCGGTCAACCACGCCGTTAACCCCGTCAACCGCGTTAACCCAATATTTTGACCACTCCGACTGACAGAAACCCGGGCACAAGTCTGTTCGTGGGCTGGTCGCCGCTGGGTACGGTCCCTTGACCAGGGGGGGTGTGGCATTTCTGCACCATGGTCGGCTTTGGGGTCGAAATCGTTGTTAAAAACAACGTTTTCAACATCCAAGCCATTGATATCATTCAAAAAATCCGGGGATCAGATATCGGATCTCATGCATCACCCTCGTCGGCAGGTCGGTGTCGACGGTCTCGGTGAAGACCTTGGCACTTGCACCCGTCACCATCTCGGCCGGAATGATCACCCCAGAGTTTTGAAGCTCGATCGGGTTTCGACCTTTTCCCGCCCGGCGGAAGACGTGGCCGTGAAGCGATGATGCATTCACCCGGCCAGGGAAACGCCCGCCCTTCATGAACGTGCCAGCGAAGAGCGTGCGCTTGCCGAATGGCGCTGCGGTCACACCAGCCTTGGTTTCCCGGGCCTTGAAGTATTTCAGGGCAATGTCGCCGCCGCGCGCCGTGATCGTGTAATTGAACGACGCATCGGTAAACGAGACGATCTCGCCGGTCTCCCGACTGATGCCTGTTCCCGTTGCCTTGCCGACCTTCAAAGCCTTCTTAATCGTGCGGTATGGCAAGCCGGTCTGCTTTGCCAGCGTCCGCGTCACCTGAGTGAGCGCCTTATCGCCGGTATGGTTCACGGCCCGCTGCAGGACGATCCTCTTCTGCGGACCATCGAGCCGCATCATCGCGTTTTCCAGCCGCTTCAGGCCGGAAACGTCGCCCCAATGCAATGTCAGGTCAGCCATTGCGCGCGTGCTCCGAATTGGTTTAGGCGATCGCTGGGCCGCTTGAGGATGTTCGGTCGTAATAGTCGGCTGCTATCCCAGGACAGCACCGAACATCATCGCCTCTCACTGAAAGCCGCCATTACAGCAGCGAGTTCATGGTCGCCTCCATCGGCTGGAAATGCGAAACCCGCCGAGCGTTTCCGCCAGCGGGTTTTTCTTATCTTTTTCAGTGTGTTCAACCTATGTCAAATATTGGTCGCCCGTCAATTGACCGCAATTGCGATTATTCGCCAGTCTTTTCAAATACCTATGCAATTTCGATGGATTTTTCTTCATGCGCCCATGGTTCAAGATCTGGCTCGAAGGGCATAATCTCGTGGCCAAGCAAATCAGTTAGGTCTGCCGCCAGGATCATGAGAGCGGATTGCCATTGCTGCCATTCCATGCGGTCGAGGATTGCGCCACGGATCGAAGATGCCAACTGGTATTTGCGATAGGCGCCACGGCGCGGCTTGCGGGTGCGGCGATCAAAGCCGTCCGTCTCAATGGTATATGACCGGCCAAAGGCATCCTTGGATGTCTTCTGGCAGAACCAACGCGGGTTATTGTCCTTATCCGCCACCATGGCTTCGCGCGGCCTAGTAGCACGCCAGTCCGGCCCCCGGTTCAACAACGCACATGTCGTCACCAGGGCGGCAACATGGCGGCCGGCCAACCTGTCGCCCTTGATCATCACTTCCGCCCGCACACGTTCGACCTCCGCCGCGATCAGGCCATGATCATCAGCCCATTCCGGGAACGGGTTCCAGCCCTCTGGGATGTCGAGTGCAACAAACGACAGCTGTCGAACCGCGTCCCCCGCCCGGACCGCATCCGAATGCGGCAGACCGTCCTCAATGAAGTCAGGGATCACGCCATAGCCGTTCGGGCTACGGTCGATCATCGTGCCCAATTCGGCAAATGAGCCCACCATGCCCCATGCAGACGCAATCGAAGCGAGGCTGCCGTCTGATCCAGACCCAACCTTGCAAAGCTCTTTGGTGAAAGCCCAATTCAGAAAGGCTTCAATCGTGATTTTCTTCATGAGATACACCTTCTGACAGTTTTGACAGTTTACCTGACAGTTCTTTGACAGTTATCATTATATATTACAATAACTTAGACAGTTTTGACAGTTATTTCACCTACACATATAGAGAAAATTCGACACAGACCTCCCGACCTCCCCAAACCCTTATACGTATAGGGCCGAAAAACTGTCGGAACTGTCAGGATTTGTTGATTTCGTTGGGAAATTTCGGCTTAAACTGTCGGTGAAACTATCTGACCAACTGTCAGAACTGTCAGATTTCAGACAGTTATCAGCACTGGCAAGATCTGCGCAGGGGTTCCGGGGAAACGGCGCATGGAAGAGGCGAAGAACGATCTGTGATGGATGGCCGCGCCAAAAGCAACGATAATCGTCAGCGCGCATCAAAATGGCCCGCCATAGCTCTCTGGCCCGCTCGGAAACGGCTCTTCATGATAGCGCGCTGGCGGCCCGCTCTGCGGCACGTCTGGCACATTCGCTAGGGAAATACCGCGATAAAGAACGATCCCAGACGTCCGGTCCTTGGCAAACTTCTTGCCCATTTCCCGCCCAAACGCAGTCACGTTCATGGGCTTGCCGCCTTGGTCGATGGTGAAATCGCAATAGGCCTGATACAGCACCTTGCCTTCGACAGGATCTGCGCTCTCATTTTTGACCACACACCGCGCCACGAAGGCAGCCGTGCGGTCCATGTCATCGCGATATTGCTGTGTGGCGACTTTGACGGCCTCAGGAATGACCAGCCCTTCCCGCAGATAGATGAAAACGCCTTCGATCAGCCAGTTCAGAATACCCGAATGTTCTGGCACGAACGACTGCACAACCTCTTCGAAGTCGCGCCGGTCCTCGACAGCAATCTGGCGCGGCCAATGGACAACAGCCATTCGCCGCCAGATACCATCATCCGTACCGCTGATCTTCGGATAGCCGTTCCCACTCATCATCGCGATGAACAACGGCTGGAAATCCATATATCCGGAAAACAGATCGCGCGCCGTGACGGTTTCCCCGCCTGTCAGTTCCTTCACCAGGTTCTCGCGCAGATCCTCACCCTCGGGCAACTCCTTCACTCGCAACAACCGTTTTCCATACAGGCGGGCAACATCAGGGCTAGCACTTCCGGACGACCCGCCCTCACCGATCAAGCTGCTCGATGGCAGTGTCACCGAGGCATCGCCGATGATCCGGCAGAGCGTTTCCATGTAGACCGACTTGCCATTGGCGCCGTTTCCGTAATGGAAGAACAGATATTGCACCGATACGCCGAGCAAACTGAGACCAGAACTAACCTGGACCAAGCGCCGGACCGATTCATCCGGTAATTTGCTATTGAGAAACGCATCCCATTGAGGGCATTTCGCCTTCGGATCATAGCGAACCGGGACGACATGCGTGATCAAGTCCTTGCGTCGATGGCCTGGAATGACCACGAGCTTGGCGTCGGTGCACACCTGCAGGTATTCCGGCGCATCAGGCGTCTCCTCGACACTCTTGTGGCGCGCATTCTTCTTCCGGGTCATGGTCCGCTCGAACCGCAATGTGGCGTTCTTCACCGCGACCATCCACTTGTCGGCGTTGAAATCGTCAGGCGATTTCATGATGTGCGGCGAGAGGCATTCCAGCATGGCATTCAGCCGGGCAACGTTTTTCGAGGTGACGGCATGGTTCAGCCGCTTCGCGACCCGCTTTCCATGAGACTCTGACGCAGCCTGCGCCGCCGATACCAGCTTACGCTCCTCGGCATCACGCTCGCTCTCTTTCTTGGCCAGTGCATCCTTAGCGCTATCGATCAGGAACTGCTCAAATTCGTTCGGCTTGATATATTTGATTTCCGCAGCGATCCGGCTACCGAGGCGCTGCGCAATGGCCATTGCTTTGGGCTTACCATTGGCAACATCCCAGTGGCTGCCAGTCCAAACCGCATAGAGCGGCGTTTTCGCCTTCTCTTGCGCGATGACGGTCATATCGTCGCCAAAGTGCAACCGCAGGCGCGTAGCATTATCGGTGTCGGAATGGTCCAGCTCCGCGCAGAATTCAACGACAGCGTCATCAGGATCGCTATCACCAGCCAAAGCGGCAGGGGCATCACCCAAAGGGTCTTCAGGGGTTTCGGGGTTTGGCGCATAACCCTGACGCTGGGCAGCCGCCATCTGCAAGATCTGATGAACTTCCTGAGGCAGATCCGGCTTTTTGGGATCAGTCATTCTCATCGCACTCCAAAAAGGCGGGCAACTCTCTACCCGAGAGGGCCCAGTGCCTAACGCCATCAGCGAAGGCATCCGAAAAATCCGTGCCTTCCGGCGGGTAGACGATCTGGATGTCGAGCCCGGGCCGCTCCAGCCGCGCGGCCATGCGGGCGAGGCAGGCGGCGGTCTGGACCGGCTCGCTATCGCCATCGGCCAGCACCAGCAGCGTTTTCACATGCGCCGGCACCTGCATGGCATCATCGGGCGCCTGATCCGGCTTCGGAACCGGCCCCTGCACTTTCACGGATCGGGCGCGGCCGAGCTTGTCGAGCGTCTTGAGCGTTGGGTGAACGAAATCCGAGGCCGGATCACGCGGCCCCGCCAGATTGCCGATATCGCCGGCGGCCAGATAGAAGGTATCGTCGCGCCAGCCTTCCGGCCCGGCCCACGCTGCGGGGTTTTCAATCCCCTCGCCTACAACCCAGCGATCGGCATCAGGGCTGCCGAAGACAGGCAGGAACGACCCCCGCTTGGCGCCGTGCATTTTCTTCGACGATAGGGGTTTGCCTTCGGCATCGATCAGCATCGGCCGGAATTTCGGCTTGTTGGTCAGATCGATCCAGATCTGTTGGCTGCCGGTGATCCGCCCCTCGAGATTGACGAAGGGCACCGACAGCGCCGGTCCGACATAAAGAGACACAGGCCTGCGAAACTCGTCCTCACCATGGTAATAGGTGGCACGAGGCAGATAACGGATATGGTCGAACACGCCATCATGCGGCCAGAAGCCGGTGCGAAACCGCAGGTAACGGCGGACCAGCGCATAGCCTTCTGCCGGCCGCTGGCCGGCTGCCATGCAATCCAGCGCATTCAGCCAAAGGCCTCGGCCGAGATTGATCGCCTTCTGGCGCTCCTTTTCAACCTTCTCCTCACGCCGCGCATTGTCGGCCTGCGCCTTGGCCCGGAATTCTGCCGTGCGCTGCTCGCGGGCCGCCCGCTCTTCATCCGTCTCTTGCTCGCCTTCGGCAGGCACCACCTCGCCCAGCGCATCGGCACAGGCCAGCAGAAATTCCGCTCGTGTCCGCAGGTTATAGCCCCGCCAGTGGGCAGCAAGGCCGATACCGTCGCGCCCACCGCCACAGCTGCGGCAATTGAAGACATTCTTGGACAGATTGACGGAAAACCGGTCCTTCCCGCCACAACGCGGGCACGGCCCCTGATATTCGCCGCGATCCGGGGCTCGCAGTCCGATGCGCCCGGCCGCTTCCGAAACAGTGATGGTTTTCGCGCGCTCGATAAAGTCGTTGATGATGGGGCTGGTCATTCAGCAGCCTCCCGAAACTCGACAAGATCCTGGCAATTCGCCGCAACGATCGCCGCATAGGGCGGCGGCGAGACGCTATTGCCGACGCATGAGACCTGCACGCTCTTCGGGAAATCGACCCAGACCGGCGCTCCGCCGTCGCTCGGCGTCTGCCAACCGCCATCGATCACGTAATCCGGTGGGAAGCCCTGCGCATTGTAAAGCTCGCGTGGCGTCAACATGCGGATGCCGATATCGACCACGACATAGGTCTGCCCATCGATGACAAGCGTCACGAATTCCCGTTCGTCCCAGAAGCCGAAAGACCTCAAGAAGTCGGCAACCTGTCGGGCCCGGTCTTCCTGGCCAGCGGTAAAGGGCGGGACGGAAACTCCGGCCTCGACATGGCCATGACGATCTTTCGTCGTGATCGTATGGCAGGGCTCGTCTTCCGCGCCCTTCGTATCCATGCCGTAATACGAAGCCATAAATGGCGAGACATAGGCCGCGTGGCCGCCGCCAGCCGTGATCGTCTTTATCGGGACACGAAGGTCGCCCTGGCCGCCTGCGGTGTTCGACGTGTAGAGATGAGATAAATACGGCGTGACCAGTTGTGACTTATTCACACCCGCGACCACCGTTCCTGCCGGTTCTTCAACTGCATGGCCGGTACTGTTGCCAAACTGCCGGGCAATGAAAGCGGATACCGCACCCTGCTGCGCACCGGATTGCGTCACGGTTGACATCGGCTCGTCGGCTGCCCTACCGGGATTGATGCCACCGACGCGGCGGCTGTCATTGTTGTGCTGTGCAAGGAACGCGGCGGCCACGGCATGCTTCACGCCGCCGGCAACCACCGTGCCGAGCGGTTTCTCAATGTCCATGGTGCGAGGGGCTTGGCCTGCTCGCTCACCATAACCAGTCTGCACGAGAGTCGGGATGATGACCGAGTTCTGATCTTTGGTACTGGCGCAGATGGTGTGGTGCGGCGCTTCGACAGAGCGGACTGCACCGCCCTGTTGGGCATGCGTCAGAACCGGGGCAACGACGGAAAGCCCAGCGCCACCGGCGGTGATCGTGTGGGCTGGCTTATCCGCCTCGTTGAACGGCTTTCCGGAATTGCGCATGGTCATCAGGTGCGGCGCAAGCACACCTAAAGGCGCGCAGCCGCCTGGTCTCTTGATAAAACTGTTCGCGGTCACGGTCGACAATGGCTCATCCATTGCCGAGCCGGTCGCCCCCGAATTGAACCGGCTGATTGATGGCGCGATCAAGGAATGCCGGTTTTCCGTTGGGATAGTTGCGATCGGATCATCAAGCTCCGAAACCCGCTCCGACCGACCATCCATGTGGCTATAGTAGGAGGCCAGATGCGGGGAGACGACAGCATGCGATATGCCGCCACTGGTCACGGTGCCCATCGGGTCTTCGATCGAATATTCGCGCCGGCCCCCACTGTAGCCATGGGCCACCGACACCAAAAACGGCCGCTCGGCATCGAGAACATAGCGCTTCATACCCCGCGCCACCCGCGCCATCGTCGCATCGGCAAGCGGACGAACGGCCCGCAGGCGATGCTTGGTGAAGATGTTGGCGGCGGTATCGAAGATCGACGGGCACGGAAGCGACCAATCGATGCATTCCGCAGCCGTGCGCCATGGCAGCTTCTTGCCAGCGATCACATCGGGATCATCAGGCGCGCCATGCGTCGGCTCTGGCCACACGATCGGCTTGCCGTCGAACCGGATCACCAGGAACAGCCGCTTGCGGATGGTCGGTGCGCCAAAGTCACAGGCCCTGATTTCCCGGAACTCCATCTTGCCGCCGAGCTTCTTGATTGCCTTGCTCCACGCGGCAAAGGTTTCGCCGCGGCGTTCCGGATCCGGCATCAGGCCCTTGTGGGTCTGCACCAGCGGTCCCCAATCCTTCCATTCCTCGACATTTTCCATGGTGACGACGTCGACCTTGCCGCCGCTTTTCTGGATGCGCTCGATCCATCCCGGAATGATCCAGGCGAGATCGCGGATATTCCGCTCGACAGGTTTGCCGCCCTTGGCCTTGGAGAAGTGCTTGCAATCGGGGCTGAAATGCATCAGCCCGATATGCTTGCCGCGCATGTGGTCGAGCGGATCGACCCGATAGACATTTTCCGAAAGGTGAAGCGTCTCTGGATGGTTGGCTGCATGCAGCGCCAGCGCTGCCGGGTTGTGGTTGATGGCGATATCCGGCGAGCGGCCAAGCGCCATTTCGATGCCAGTCGACGCGCCGCCGCCACCGGCGAAGCTGTCGACGATCATGGGTCGACCGGCAGTCAATGCGGGGGTAGAGGTCGAAGCCAGGAAGTCATCCGGCAAAAAGCTCATATTCATCACACCATCTCCCCACGCAATTCGCGCAATTCCTTGAACCCGATTCTCCGCAGCCGCCCGTGCGCCAGCAGGCTTTGCGCCAGATCTTTCAGCCGCACGTCGGCTCGGCCAAACAGGGTAAAATCGATCAGGCAGGGCGTGCCCTCATGCCAGCCGCGCAGGCCTTCGGGATCGGTAATCACCCGAAGCGCCCGGCCATCGCAGAGGCGACCGCGTGGCACCTGCCAGGCGTCCAATGTCTTTGCCGCCGCTTCACGGCTCGGCGCGATGATCAGGGTGATTTTCTGTTTTTCACGCATCGGCGGCCACCGATATGATGGTGGCGAAGGCAGCGCGACCGGCCTCTGTGGCAACCCACGTGCTTTGGCGCGGGCCTTTGCCGACGCGCAGGCATTTGATAAAGGCGTAGGCCTTCAGCGTATCGAGCAGCCAGCGCGCCGACCCGCTCGTAATGCCGGCTTGCCGCTCCAGGTCCGCATAGGTCATGGTCACCGGACCATCGGCAACACAAAACACGGAAAGCAGCTTGCGGGCCGGGTCCGACAGATCGCCGTCATCAGATCTCGCTGGCAAGTTCCGCTCTTTCTGATCCGCAAGAAAGACCTGGTGGTGCTGATTGCACAGAGCCTCGAGCATCTGGATCGGCTGGCCCGTCATCTCCTCCATGGACTGTTTCGAGAGCCCGCGCTCGCGCAGCATACGTGCCAGAAGGCTCTTGGTCGGATCGTCGAGGTCGGCGAAACTGGCAGGCGTGATGAAAGCCGGTGTCTTATGGCTGAACAAGGAAACGGATGTCATAACCACCTCGATTGTCTGGAGTGTGCGGAAGAAGAGGGAGGAGACGCCGCCCGGGCAGCGGGAGGCGCATGATCCTGCCTGTCGGCAAGGGGTGCGGGCTCGGCAGGCGGCGCGCACGCCTCAGCCCATCGCTTGTCGTGCCAGGCCTCGAGCGCGGCGACATGAACGGCATAGTCCATATCGAACTCCCGCCGCAGCCGCTCTTCGCGCCAGACCTGTTCGAACAAACCGGGCGAGCCGTACCAACGGTTGATCACCTTCGCCTTGGTGGGGATTGCCGCGATCTCTGCGACATCGCTGACGATCTTTGCCCATGCAGGCACAAGCTCGGGGTCGCAGCGGAATAGATCGATTGCCGCTTGTTGCGGATTATCGGTGCAGACGAAGAGGCCAGCCGGCTTCATTGCGCCGCCTCCATCAGGTCGAAAAGGCTGGGCATGGCCATTTCCCGCGCTGCCGCCTCGACATATTTGCAGCCGTCGAGGAAATAGGCGGGGTTAAGCTCGGTCGCGATGCCTTTGCGGCCAAGCTTGATCGCCCGATATGGCACCGTCATCAGCCCGCCAAACGGGTCGAACACGGTCTCGCCCGGCTCGGTATATTGGCCGATGGCCCGGTCGACGATGTCGAATTGCAGCGGGCAGAGATGCATTTCCTTTCCGGCCTGCGCCTGCAGCGTGTTCATCGACAGCATGCGGGCGACATCGGTCCAGACATCGTCATGCTTGGAATGCGGCGGCAACAGCATGAAGGTCGAGGGCAGCATGCCCCGCTCTTCCAGCACTTCGGCAATCTTCACGTGATGCTCGAAATCGTAGACAGATTCGAGGGAGTAGCGTTTCCAGAGCTTGAAGATCTGATGATGCTCCAGCCCGGCCAGATCCTCGATCGGCAACAGCCGGTCGCCAGAGCTCGGCATATAGCCATGGGCATCGAGCTGCCACCGCGCCCGGGAATAGCCGGTCTCGTTCGACCATTCCCCGGCTTCATTGCTCCATTGCCGCTTCTCTTTCTTCACCGGCCGGTCGGCATAACCGTTATCGGCCGAACTTGGCGGCTTGCGAAAAATCAGCAGATATTCCGGCATGCCGTTGCCCATGCGGCTGCCATCCTTGCATTGCTCGGACCAGCCGAGCCGATAGGTCTGGTTGTTTTCCCGCACCACATCGGTCGTGATCGTCTTGCGCGAGAGGAAGGCGAAGCCATGCTTCTGGAATGCCCTGATACAATCGTCGGAAAACGGATAGACGCTCTGGAACCCGAGGCCCGTCATGCCGCCGGGCACGATCCGGTCTTTCACATGGATGGCGGCGATCCGGCCCGGCGAAAGCACGCGCAACAGCTCGGGAATGAGAAAGTCCATCTGTTTCCAGAAGTGGTTATTGTCATCCGTGTGGCCGAAATCGCAGTAATTCGGGCTGTACTCGTATTGCGTCGAGAACGGGATAGAGGTCACGATCAGGTCGACGCTGTCAGCCGCCATGGCCTGCGTTTCCAGGACGCAGTCATTGTTGATCAGCCGGTAGCTGTCGCCAATCGCCTCTATCCGGTCGACGCCAAGCGAGCGTTGCAGCGTGGCGGCCATGGCGGCGGCCGACAGGCCGTATTCCTTGATGATCTGGGTCATGATTGCTCTTTGCTCTTCGTGCCGCCGCCATTTCGCTTCCAGCACATCGCGCACCGGCCGCTCGGCCTCGGTGAAAATGAGGTCGAGGCGCACGCGCCGCGTCTGCAGGAATCGGTAAATGCGGTGGACCGCCTGGATGAAATCGTTGAATTTGAAGCCGATCCCGAGGAAGATCGCCCAGCTGCAGAACGGCTGGAGATTGCAGCCCGAGCCCAGCATGGAGGGCTTGCCCGCCAGTTCGCGAATACGTCCCTCGGAAAAGCCGATGATCGAGGCTTCGCGCATTTCCAGATCCTGCGCGCCGTAGACGGTTACGGCATCCGGGATGACAGCCTCGATCGCCAGCCGCTCGGCTTCGAGATCGTGCCAGATCAGCCGATGCTCATCCGGCGCCAGCGCCCGCAGATCCATCAGCTTGGCAATGCGCGCCGGCAGGCTGTCGCGCTTTTCCCGCGCGGCGTCCGAGAGTGATGCCGAGGCGTTGCGCAGCAATCGCCCCTGCCCGTTCTTTTCCGCGCCGGCCTGTCCGTGATCGCTCGGCACCTCATGCCAATGCACATCCATAGGCGGCAGATCATACCCGTCATCGGAAAAACCGAGATCGCTCGGCCGCTCGATAAACAGGCCCCAGCTTGCCACCCACAGCCAGAATTCACGCTGCTTGTGCGGATGGATCGTCAAGCTGTCGGCTTTTTCGGAATTGCGTTTGAAGAACCTGGTCTTTGCCTGCCCCACATCCATGATTTCGAGGAAGGCGGAATAGGCCAGCAGCTCGATAAACTCGTTCGGGCTCGGCGTGGCGGTCGCCACGAACTTGAAGCGGATCCCGTCAAACAGCCGCATGAACTCGCGGAATGTCTTCGAGCCGCCAAAGCCTCGCAGACAGGACGCCTCGTCGAGGCTTGCGACATCGAACAGGCGCGGGTCGATCTTGCCATCGCGCACCGGCTCATAGTTGGTCACATGCAGGCCGGTCGCCTGCGCCTCGGCCATGGAGCGGATGAAGGTAAGCCCATAAGCCCGATCGGGCCGCAGCGCCCGCCAGGCCTTCAACTCCGAGCGCTGCACATCGGTGATCCGGGGATGCGCGCCGGTTTCCAGCATCAAAGCATCCTTGCGGAATTCCTGGCGCACGCCGAGTGGCGCCACGATCAGGCCGCGACCGCCAAAGCGCGACAGCACCAGCCGCAGCACTTCCAGCTGAATGATGGTCTTGCCCAGCCCGAAGGCCGCGAAGATGGCGCGCCGGCCGCCAGCGCAAGCCCAGATGACAACCGCTTTCTGATGCGGCAGCAAAAGCGGATTGACGTCCTCGACGGCAACAGCAAACCCGCCTTCCGCCGCCATCTGGATCTTATCCTTGACAAACTCGACGTAGTTCATGCCGCCCTCGCCCGGAAAACCAGCTTCTGATGCGCGGGGCACCACGATTGCAGATCGTCGACAGCAGCACCGCAGCAAGGCGACTTCGGCCCGGCGACGTCATCGAAGGGAACCAGCGGGAATTTGCATTGGCCCGAGGTCAGATCGGCAAAGGCCACCGGCTCGACATGCTCCAGCCGGAACGCATTAAGATTGCGTTTCGGTGCGAGACCGCCCGTCACCCGCCCATCAACGATGGTCTGCACGAACACCGGCAGTTTGGGCGCTGGCTTCGGTTCCGGTTTCGGTGCTGCCGGCTTTGGCGCACGGGGCTTTGCTGGCGCGATTGGCTTGGCAGTGACCGCCACCTTGACCTGGCCCGTCCCTTTCCGGGATGGCGGCTGAGTGCCAACGCCACGGGCTGGAAAGAGGTCACGGCGCCGACCAGCAATACCGAGAACGGAACTCCGCGACACACCGAGAGTGCTGCTGATTTCAGTCGCCGAATGCCCCTCTTTCCAAAGGTCAGCGGCCTTTTCCAGCTTCTCGCCGGTCCAGACGAATGCCACGCCGCTCATCGAAAGAACCTCCCGATCTCAGCGCAGCGGATGCAGTGCTTTTCGATAACCTCAGCTGTGGTGCGCACCGTGCCGCATTCCTTGCACTGACGCTTCTCGAGCGACGGGCTCGGCGCAAAGGCGGCAATATTGATTTCGCGGTCATGGCGACGGCGGGCGGCGTAGAGCTTTTCCTCGACAGGTGTCATACGCCTGCCCCCGCCTTGCTCATGATCTCACGGATCTTTTTGATCAGCTTCTCGCCTTCGCGGCCGATGTCACGAGCCTCGCCCGTCGAAATGTGCCCATCGTCCAGGGCCTCGACGACGACGGTTTTCAGCGCATTGGACACGCTGTCCATGCTCAAGAGGTCCATCAGGTTGAGCTTTGCGGCCGCAGCCGCAGGCTCATCCTTCACCAGCCGATAGCCCTGCAACCGGGCCAGCTGCTCGGTAATGACGGGAGAACCGGCTTCGAGATCAGCCTCAAGGACGATATCGAGCGGCATGAACTTTTCCGCATTGTCATCGGAGGTGCTGGCGTAGTTCGACAGCGGCGCCTTGCCGACACGAGTGATGTGCTGAAAACTCTCAGCGGTGCCCGCCATCTGGATGGCTCGGCGGGTTGCGCCCTTCAGGGCAGCAGCCTGTTCTCTGTTAATTGCGCGCACTTATCCCTCCTCGGAAATCAAGGATATTTTTTGCCGATTTGTTTTCGTGAACCGCCCCGCGCCAGCGGCTAGAACCGCAACAGAAACAGGGACTTAACTTTAGCTCTCACTCACATGCGAGGCCGATATGACCAACAGACAAGAAAATGCCGAGGAGATCGGGGGACAATCCCCTCGGCAGGTAGCGCCAGGCTCTTGCCAGACCCGGCGCGGGAGAAGCGATGTGGAGCCGCGCGGTTCATTCGACAGCCTCCAAACCGACCGCATGTTTCGCGAGCCAGGCAAAAGAAATCTCTTCGATTCCTTGCGCAGCGGAAGCATCAACAACGCGAGCCCAATGCTTAGGCGCGATACTTCCACGTCGCCGCATCTGACGAGCAGCCTCATAGCCGCAGCCAACCGCTGACGCGAAATCCGCGATTGTCGGCCATTGGTCAATAAGCTCGGAAATTGTCGAAACCGTCTTGCTCATACATGGACTGTACAAAATGTACGACACTTCCGCAACCCTATTTCGTACACCTTGGACGACAAAAATCGTTCATTGTGTACGCATGAATGAACCGAAAGACAGATTGCAGATCGCTAGAGCGAAATCAGGCTACAAATCGCCGACAGAAGCGGCGAGAGCGTTTCCGCGCCACATCAATGCGAACACCATGATAAGTCATGAAAATGGCAACCGGGCGATATCGCGCAAAGCCGCCGCAAAATATGCCGATCTGTTCGGTGTTGACGCCGGCTGGATCCTTTATGGCGAGAATGACGCAACAGAGTCTTCCGACATCGACGTGCCACTTCTCTCGCTGGTCAGCGCGGGCAATCTCCGCGACCAATCCATGATCACTGCCGACAACATAATCAGACACATAAAGGTTGGCGAGCTGCCCAGGGGCGATTGGGTTGCACTACAGGTAGAAGGCGATTCTATGGATCGCATTGCTCCAGAAGGAGCGATCATTCTTGTAGACCGAGCCGACGATCAACTCATTGATGGCAGGTTTTATATTTTTGCACTGGCGACAGGCGAGGCTACCTTTAAGAGATGGCGCAGATCGCCTGCCCGCCTTCAGCCATACTCAACAAACCCTGATCATATGTCAACGCCAGCAAGCCTTGATGACTTGTATGTCTTCGGCCGCGTGAAGCGGGTTATTCACGACATCTAATCCAAAAAACCAGACGTTATGTGTGCTCGAAATTGCCTTGGGCATTTTTCGTACGTTTTGTACTTGACCCTATATCGTACATAAAGTACGTTTCCCGTTATCCGCTGCACCACACAGCGGGTTGCCCCCGAAGCCCGCCGCCAAGCCCCTACAGATCCACCGGGCGGCGGGCAACCGGGCTTTCAACGGGGAACAGATCATGTCTTTCAAATCGCTGCAATCGGTGATGGTGCATTTTCGCGTCTCTTCACCGTTAATCTGCTTTGACTATCAGTCTGCGACCACCTTCATCGCCCGCCACCAGACCGCGTTCATGCTGCCCTGCGCTTTCGCCATTGGCTTCATGATCGCCTGCAGCGTGTGAGGCGGCCATGACCGAGCAAGAGCAAGACGCCCTGATCCGCAAGTGTCACCGTTTGGAAATGATCATCGTTCGGGCGTTCCGCGAACTTGATCCTTCCTCCGATGTCGATACGCACAGCGATATCGAAGTCCTCTCCAGCCTGCCCTTCACCATCCGCAATCAGTTGCGGCTGCTGACACTGCTGGAGGTCGTGCGATGATCCAGGACGCTTTCGCCGCGCTCTACGCTTCGCTGTATGTCATTCTGACCATTTGGGTGATTGCGCTTTGCCTCGGCCTCGTGGCTTCTCTCTGGAACCGCAATAGCCGGCTGCGCGAGGACAATTACGATCTGCGTATCCGCGTGATTACAGCAGAGGCGGCTCTGGCATTCGCCGAACAACTCCCATCCCTGCAAGCGAAGTCGGACTTTCTCTGGGAATATATGTTCGGCGGCAGCTATGTCGGCGCCATGCATCCCAGCTGGCCGAAGTTTCTTCATGCGCGCATCTCTGCAGCGCTGGACACGCGCTCATGACGCGCCTCGCCTCCGCTCCCGTTGCATCTTTCCGTGCCGATGGATCGACCCTCGACCTGGTTGCCCCGCATCCGGGTGAGGTCTGCGTCTACAAGATGGCAGCGGCCCTCTCGCGCATCAACCGGTTCAACGGCGTGCCGGAGGCCGGGGGCTATTCGGTGGCGCAGCACAGCGTGATGGGCACCGAGGCCCTGCTGAATGAGGGCGCCGACCCGCTGGTGGCGGTCCTGTTTCAGTTTCACGACGGGCATGAATATCTGCTCGGCGATTGGACCCGCCCGGCGCAGGACGCCATTGCCGCCGTGATCCGCCAGCAGACCGCAGAGATCGGCCCGGCCGTTGCGTTTCGCAATGCGATGGCCCGGCTCAAGGACGGCTGGGACACGGCAATCTACAGCGCCCTGCACCTGCCGCCGCCAAGCGCCTGGAAGGCGGGTCAGCGAAAGCTCGTCCACGCCATGGATACGATGATGCTCGGCGCCGAGGCGCGCGCGCTGTTTCTGCGCGGCCAGGAGCTTTACCCGGTCGACAAGTACCGCCAGCCCAAACTGAAGGGCGCCATTACTCCTTGGGGCCCGTCCAAGGCCGAAGAGGCCTTCATCAAGCTCGCCGCCCGCCTGATCGGCCAGGACCGCCTGGATACCTGCCGGCTCACCCACCTCGCCCACATCGCCACCCCGGCCAAGCGCCGGTGAATTGGAGGAAATTTTCATGTCCAGAATCTATCTCGCGTCGAGCTGGCGGAATGCATCGCAGCCGCTTGCCGTTCAAACTCTGCGGAATGCTGGTCATTTCGTCTACGATTTCAGAAACCCACCAAACGGCGTCAAAGGTTTTGCATGGTCGGAGATTGATCCTGACTGGCAGGCATGGGATGCGAAAAAATACCGCGACTTGCTAACGACCCATCCCACGGCAGCACTCGGATACCTCAATGACTTTAGGGGCATGGAGTGGGCAGATACCTGCATCCTCCTTTTGCCCTGCGGGCGTAGTGCCCATCTCGAAGCCGGTTGGTTCGCCGGTCGCGGCAAACGCCTGATCATCTGGACCCGCGACGGCGAAGAGCCGGAGCTGATGGCACTGATGGCGAACGCTATCTGCACATCCCTCGATGAAGTGCTTGACGCCCTGGAAGGCGGCGCATGATGGCTGTCTTTACCGCGAAAATGCTCAGGGATCTGGCTTATTTTTACGCGAATACTGAACGTTCACGGCTGGAAAGCGCCGGCCTCGTTCAGGCTGGTAAATCTGGCGATGTCCAATGGGAGCGCTTCAACCATAACTTCGATACCTTCATCTTGAAGCTTTCAGACGAAAAGCTGACCCAGCTCGCCTCTATGGCAACCAAATATGCGGGAACATCCTTTGAAGACAGCAAGGCCATCCGTGATGTGATCGCGGAACGGTTTCGACAGATCAATTATGAAGGGTGGACACCACACCACGATGACATCGAGCATGACGGCGGCGATCTCGCCGCTGCTGCTGCATCGTATGCCATTAATGCTGCAAATAACCTCTCTCCGCATGGACCGGGCGACAATGAATGCCCCGCATTTTGGTCATTCACGCCTGGATGGTGGAAACCAAAATCTCCCCGTGAAGATCTTGTTCGCGCTGGCGCGCTGATTTTGGCCGAGATCGACATGATCGACCGCGACGAAGCCAGAAAGGCAGGTGCATAATGGCCGGTTCCGTCAACAAGGTCATCCTCATCGGCTTTCTCGGCGCCGATCCAGAAATCCGGCGCACTCAGAGCGGCAACCCGATCGCGAATCTGCGCATCGCCACGTCGGAAAGCTGGCGCGACCAGTCCACCGGCGAACGCAAAGAGCGCACGGAATGGCACACCGTCGTGATTTTCACCGAGGGCCTGGCCAAGCTGGCCGAGCAGTACCTGAAGAAGGGATCGCAGGTCTACATCGAGGGCAAGCTGCAAACCCGCAAGTGGCAGGACCAGAACGGCAACGATCGCTACAGCACCGAGATCGTGCTGAACGGCTTCAACGCCACCCTGACCATGCTTGATCGCCAGCCCTCCAATCGTCCGCCAGCCGCCGGCAGCCCGGATGAATACCGCTCGACCAGCACCCGCACCGGGGCCGGTGCTGGCACGTCTTCGGGCGGCTTCCGCGATGAAATGTCGGACGACATTCCGTTTTAGCGACGGTCCAACCGTCTTTTTCAATCCGCACCACCAACCAACGAGGTGATTTATGGCAATTATTCGTGACCCCAGCGTTCTGATCGGCTCTCTGGAACAGGGCCAGCTCCACAAGGATCTCGCCGAGAAAATTCAGGAAACCATCACCAAGCTACAGGACCTGACAGGCGATAACGCCAAGGCGAAGGCCAAGGGCAGCGTTACCATCAAGCTCGATATCTGCGTGCAGGATGGCCGCATCGAATTCGACGCCGACGTGACGACTAAGACCCCGAAGCCACCGCGCCGGTCCACCGTGTACTTCCTCACCGAGGACGCCGAAATCAGCACGGTCCATCCCCGCCAACACGACATGTTCGGCGGCCCTAACGCAGTTCCCACGCGGGAAACCGCCTGATCCGCTCCGGTTTCCGCAGGACGTCACGTCACGCCTGCGGTTTCCCGAACGGACCAGCAAAGGAGCAGACCGTGGACACCCAGACTCTCATTCAACCTTCCAAACTTCCCGATAGCGGCGACGGTATTGATCGTATCGCAGAAATGGCAAAAGCCGCCAACGCCGTGACATTTCAGGTCGTCGAAACGGATGGCCTTGGCGATGGCTTGCCCGAAAAAATTCTTCTGGCCGTCGACACCAAGAATGGCAGGATCTCCGATCTGAAAAGCCAGATCGAGGCCTATCGTCAGGGTCCGAAACGCCGGACGGGCGAAGCCACGGTCACAACGCTGGACAGTTTTATTGACTTGGTCAACCGCCATGCATCGGAGGACGAAACGGTCGTCTTTGCCTCGACCACCTATCCGAACCTGAAGCTGACCGCCGTCATCAACTATCACAGCCTCGAAAACGTTCCGGGCCACAGCGATCACCGGATCGGCTACGCCTTTCCTATCACGCCGGAGATGGCGGCATGGCTGGCAAAGAACAACAAGCCCTTCACGCAAGGCGAATTTGCGGAATGGCTTGATGAGCATTGCGCCGAGCTATCGGAAGCCGACGACACCGAAAAAGACTTCTATGAAGGCCTGTTCAAGGAGCGCTTTGCCGAGCCGTCGCGGCTGATCGAACTGTCGCGCGATCTGGAAATTTCCGTCGGCGGCAAGGTCAAGCAGAACATCCGGCTGGCATCCGGAGAGCGCTCGCTGGTCTTCGAAGAAACCCACAGCGACAGCAACGGCCAGCCGATCAGCATTCCAGGCCTGTTTATGCTGTGTGTGCCCGCCTGGGTAGATGGCGATCCGGTGCGCATCCCGGCCCGCCTTCGGTATCGGGTGAAGGGAGGCGAGATCAGTTGGATGTATCAACTCTACCGCCCGGACATCGCTCTGCGCGATCAGGTCAAGAAAGACCTGGAAGCTGTCGCCGACCGGACAACGCTACCGGTCTTTGAAGGCAAGCCGGAAGTGACGGCCTGACGCCATGATCCCGCTCGCCAGCAACCCCGCCGTGACGGAACCGAAGACGACGCTGACGCAAGCGCAGCAGTCCGCCCTGCTGGCTATCCGCTTCTATCGCTTCAACAGCCGCGCGCGGGGCCGCTGGCGAGTGGGAAACGACACCGTCGCCACCGCCACCATCAAGGCCCTGATCGGCCACGGGCTGGTGATCGAGCGCGGCGGCCAGAACCCTTTGACCCTCACCAGGGCTGGCGAACTGGCCGCCGACAAGCTGAAAGGCTGAGAGATGGAAACCCTCCCAAAATTCGCCCTGTCGATTCGCCAACCATGGGCGTGGTGTATCGTCAATCTGGGCAAGGATATCGAGAACCGAGACTGGCCAACGCGGTTTCGCGGGCCGGTCTGCATCCACGCCTCAAAGGGCGTGACGCGCGACGAATATGAGGATTGCCTCGCAACCGTGCACGCCATCAGCCGCACTCGCCCTTTCCCGCAGGGCGGCGTCTTTCCAGAACGCGACGAATTGCAGCGCGGCGGCATCGTGGCCACGGCCGAGATCGTCAACTGCGTCGATAGCTCGTCAAGTCCATGGTTCTTTGGGCGCTATGGGTTCGTGCTGCGCAATGTCCAGCCG